AGGGTATATCCCAGCAAATAATCTTAACGTAGGAGACAAAATTTATACACAGCAAGAGAAGTTAAGCCCAGACCAGCATCAAATTATACTTGGAAGTTTATTAGGAGATGCAAGTCTTTCTTGTGGTGGGAGTGAATATTCTAAATATAAATTATCAGAGACTCATTGCGTTAAGCAACGTGATTATCTTATGTGGAAAGCAGATATGTTAAGCCCACTTGGAATCAATATTGATAATTTCTTATCTTCTTATGGAAAAGGCTATGAGCCAACAGAAAAAGTGAGAATATCAACAAGAGCAAATATTATCTTTGAAGATTATTATTATCTAAAATACCCAAATCTTACTGCTGAGATAGTTAATGATTTAAATGAAATAGGGCTCGCAGTATGGATACAAGATGATGGGAATTTCAATAAAGGAGCATATTCAATATCCTGTGGTAATGTGGCATTTGAAACACTCATTAAAATTGCAAAAAAATTAGAAAATAAATTTAAGATTAATTTTAAAGTAAGGAAAGGCACAAGAGAAAATCTGATTGAAGTTGGTAGAGCTGAAGGACAAAAATTAAAAGAATTAATTAAACCATATATTCATCCATCAATGTCTTATAAAGTAAATGGAGAAAAGTGTGGTCAAAAATTGGATAAATTGAGCAAAGAAACAACAACTGAAATAATAGAAACAGAGATATACAAAAAATCTGCCTTTCAGTATTATGATGCGAGGTATGATATTGAAGTAGCAGACAATCATAACTTTTTTGCACAAGGAATACTTGTTAGCAATAGTTTTCTTAAAGAGATTGATAAGTTTGGATTTGAACATGGTTTTTGGCAATATTGCATGACTAAAGAAAATATTATAGATACGCAATCTGGCTTTAAAAATGCAGATGAGATTACTACAACCGATTTTGTTTTAGGGAATGATGGTAAATATCACAAAGTCTTAGATAATTATAAAAGAGAGTATAGTGGTGAGTTTGTAACCATTAAAGCACAAGGCTTGCCCGAAATAACATGCACAAAAGAGCATCCTTTTTTAGTCAAAACTGAATACGGAACTGAATGGATAGAGGCTGGAGAACTGAGTGAAAACAATATGCTCATATCTCAAACACCAATAGATACTCATGATATAGAATGGATTGAAGTGTATGATAGGAGCAGTAAAGAGTTTTATTGGAAAACAATGTATAATGAAGCTATTAAATTATATGCTGAAGGGTTATTGCCTTGGCAGATTGCAGATGTTTTGCATATTAAGAGATACGGTAAACGCCAACCAATGATTAGAAAATGGGTTGTCGGAAAAGTGTTGCCTAAATGTTATAATATCCCAGATAAAATTAAGGTAGATAATGATTTTTTAGAACTTGCAGGGTGGTTTCTTGCTGAAGGGTGCGTTATCAAAGGAAGTGTTATTGATTTCACACTTTCAATATTAGAAACAGAGTATGCAGATAGGATTTCTCAGCTTATGTATAATATCTTTGGGTTATCAAGCTCAAAAGTCCAGCAGGATAATGCAATACATATTAGATTTTTTAGTAAAGTAGTATCAGCATTTTTTACAAGGCATTTCGGAAAAGGAGCGAGATACAAAAAAATCCCGCAATGGATTATGAGGTTACCTCAAGAAAAGCAGTCTTGCTTGCTTGATAGTTTTAATAAAGGAGATGGATATCAGAGCAATAAGCAATTAGGATTTGTAACTGCTAGCAGAAATCTTGCTTGGCAATTAAGAACTTTGCTTATGAGACAAGGAGCGTATAGTAGCATTTCTTTTGTAAAGGGAAAAGAACATGAATTTAAAGGAAGAATCATTAAAAGTAATGGATTCTGGACACTTACAATCAAAGCACAAGAATATCTTGATAAACTATCTTTCAACACAATTCATAAGCTACAAGGGCGTGGGGGTTTAGTCCAGTTGATGGAATCGCAGTTTCTTGTCCCTATACAAAAAATTACCAAAAAATTAAGAACAGATACTGTGTATAATATTCATGTTGCAGATGTTCATTGTTTCACCGCAAACGGGGTTATAACTCACAACTCTTATCAGATTCCTGCTCATCCAATGTGGTTTAATAGGGATGAGATTGTTTATATTCAAGAGCATTCTAGGAGTATGAGCTGTTATGGTTACGCAAGAACGCAAAGTATATTAGACATTGTTAAATCATTGCACTATTCTACTTTATACAATAAACGGTTCTTTGAGGAAACGCCTATCCCTGATGGTGCGTTGTCTTTATTAGATACTAATGAGACCGAGATGCGTTCTTTTATGAGTTATTGGAATAATGAGTTTAAAGCCCAACCTCATAAAGTGGCTATCATGAATAAAGACATAAAATGGCAACCATTTGCAGTAAGCCAGAGAGAGCTTGAATTCTTAGACACTCAAAAATGGTATTTCAATATGGTAATTTCGGCGTTTGGATTGTCTCCGAGCGAGTTAGGAGTAACAGATAATTTGAATAGAGCAACAAGTGCAACCCAATCAGAATTAGTTAAAAGAAAAGGCGTAAGACCATTTTTAAGATTATTAGAAGATTTTATCAATAAAGGCGTCATTAGCGAGTTTGGGTATGATGGAATCCAATTCCAGTTTATATATGATGACCCTGCGGAAAAGAATGAAAGACTTGCAAATTGGAATCTTGAGCTTACTATGGGCGTTAAGACTATTAATGAAGTTAGGAATGAGATGGGTTTGGAGCCTATTGAAGGCGGAGACGTATCAAATAATATGCGTTCTTTGTTTGGAGGTTCTAATTATAGCATACAACCAAATACCAATCAAGAAGATAAAAGACAAAATGATACTGAGCAAAGAGAATCTCAAGATTATCCCGAAGTATTACATAGAGAAGAGAGCAAGAATGAGAAAAATGCACCTTTGAACTTCGAGAAGCCCGGCATGGGCAGGAGTGATGAGTGGTGGGATATTTATCACGCACTTATCGAGCAAGGGCATTCAAAAGAAAGTGCTGCAAGAATAGCTTCGAGCAAAATAAAAAAGAGCACAGATACTTTTGAATTCAAAAATGATGGCGATGCTAAAGAAATTCTAAGGAGTAGTATAGCTAGTGAGTTATCTGCTATTTCTTTGTATGAAAATCTAGCCAACAAAACAAATGATACAGAGCTTAAAACCATATTATTAGATATTGCTCAAGAAGAAAAGGTGCACGTTGGCGAGTTTCAAATGTTATTAGATAAATTGGACTCTGAGAATGAAGAATCAAGAGCTGAAGGAGAGAGAGAAGCTGAACAAGTAGTGAAAGGGTTATATGACGGACAGTATTATTTCAATCAACCCATTAGCCAACCAATGAAACCTTCTGGAGCAATGTATCAACCTCAAAACCAAAGAATAGGACTAAGAGATGGGACTGGACCTTTCAGGAACAACCCAGATTGCCCTAATAATCTAATCAATTGCCCTATATGTGGGATGCCTACACTAACAGCTTTAGAGTCTGAAGAAAACCTTGAAGATGATTTAAGATGTTCTAGTTGCGGAGCAAGATTCAGAAAGCAAGACTTATTAAACGCTCCAATGATGGAAGAAATGACTAATATTCTAAACACTAATCTAGCTACAAAGAGTCTTGAGAAAGTTGCAGATGACAAGATGACCATAAAAGAGTTTTGCGGGTTTGATGTGCATAAATCTTTGCCTTGGGCTTCTGAATATGCAAGCACTCCGAAATACTTTAAACTACTTTCTAAGTATTTGAGCGATTTAAGCGAGACAGATATAAAGAGCATCATAGAAATACTTAAAGATGACTTGACTGGTAATTTTCATATATTCGATATTGCTCAACACATTAATGAAGTGATTAATGACTACACCAGAGCACAACTGATTGCGAGAACTGAGGTAATTAGGATTGCAAATGAGGGACATCTGGGTATGATGGAAGCCAAAGGAACTAAATATGTTAAATGGATTGCAGCACCAGAAGATGGGCGATTGTGTAAACTATGCAAAGAGAAAGATGGCAAGATTTTTACAGTTGCTGAGGCTCACGGAATGATTCCCTTGCATCCCCGTTGCAGATGTGGTTTCACAGAGGTGGAAGATTATTAAAGGAAAATATGTTTATAGTAGTTGCACTATTGATAAATATGGGAGGTTTATAGCAAATGAAACTAATAATACCAAGATTGATTGATGTTGGTGAAGTAATTACAATTGATAAAAAGCAATACAAAGTAATAGACTATAAAATTGATTCGGACAAAGACCGAGAATATATTTTAGAGCTAGTAAAATGAGGTGCCCTTTTTGCGATGAAGTAACACCTAATGATTCTGAATATAAACAGCAGTATATCAGATGCCAAGAATGTAAATGCGTGATTCGATTATGGTAATCAGTAAATTTAATAAACTCAGGAAATATAAAGAGCCTATACCAGTTACTGAGATGACAACATCAATTGCCTACCATAAGCAGAACAATATGAAGCCAATCCCAGTTGAACAACAATACCATATATATATTTTAGAGGAATTAAAAGCAATACATAACTTGTTAAAAGAGAGGTTATAAAAAAGAGGATGGAAAGCAGGGAAAATCTAAATAAGTTGGTAATCCTGACCCTGCAAAAGACTGAAATTGAATTGAAAGCCAGACAGATATATGAGTTCATTAGATACAATCAACCAGACATATTAAGAGAAGAAAAAGTAAGAGGTTTTAGGTCTTTTGTGAAGATTATAAACTCATTTAGCGATGTTAAGGCTATTGGCACAGGCGTTAAAAAATATATTGTTGAGAAATAGATAACACTCTCATTGCAAGATATTTTTGAGATGTTGGTTCAAATATAGTTAATCATAAAGCTTTAAATAACAAAAATATTATATTCTTTAATCTATGAATGACTTTAATATAGTAATCCCTCTAAAAAAAGGTATTTCTAGTGATAGATTGACAGGAATAGCCTCAACTACTTCTATTGATAGGGATGAAGAGCGAATGTCTTCTAAAGCTCTTAAAATGATGGTTTCAGATATTAAAACAGTAGGTGTTAATCTATTTGGTAATCATGAGCATAATTGGGAGAACACATTAGGCGTAATCAAAGAAGCATCTTTAGTGGGTGATTCGGTAGAGGTGGAGATAACGCTTGATGACCCTGCAACTAATCCAAAGATTCCTATGCTTTTGAATAAACTCAATAAAGGTATTAAACTAGGATTGAGCGTGGGTGGTAATGTTACTAATTATGTTTGGGAGTATGATGCAGGTCTAAAAAAGAAAGTAAAAGTATTAGATGAAGTTAAGATTTATGAGGTTTCGGTTGTGGGCATTCCTAGTAATGCAGATTCTTTTATTTCAATCCCGCAGGCGATTGCTAAGTCTGCAAAGAATTTGAAACCTACAAATTGCCCAAATTGTTTTTCAAAGAATATAAAGAACGGAGTGTGTCAGATATGCCTTACCAAGATTTGAACATTAAACAAAAAGTAAAGGTCGGTGAAAAATACGGTCAGATAGTTGAATGCGGAGACAAGTATAAAGTAAAATTTGATGATGGCTCTTTTGGGTTTTATGATGGTAATGAAGTAACGCCTATTGTATTAGACACAGAATCTAAGGGCTATAAACGGTTTATGCGTATGAAATCAGAAGCTCAGCTCAAACAAGATGAAGTCTTTATGCAACCCACTGCACAAGGGACAGACCCACTTGCCCAGCCCATAAATAGTGAAGGAGTTGGCATTGGTGAGAACCATTCTGTATTGGGTAAAGAAGCATCTGTTGATAGATTTACTATAAAAAATGGTGAGATTGAAATGGCAAAAAAGAAAGTTATTGATGAGGAGATTGAAGCTCCTGAAGAATCTGAGGAAGAGGAAGAAAAGAAAAAAATGAAGAAAGAGGAAGAAGAGAAGCCTGAAGATGAAGTAGAAAAGGAATCCTCTGAAGAAGAACAAGAAGATGACAAAGATGACAAGGAAGAAGTAGAGAAAGAAGAAGAAGATGAAGATGAAGAAGATGAAGAAGAGAAGAAAAAGAAACTAAAGAAAGGAGAGGAATCAGGAGAAAACCCAGAAGAAGACACTGCTTCAGCTACTGATGACAACTCAACAATAACGCCTAATCTAAGTGTGCCAAGCCAATCACAGGATGTTTTTGTGCCACCTTCTGATGTAGATGGCAAGAGAGAACAAGAGACCCCAATGGGCAAATCAGTTAATCCTGATTTGATGAAAAGCCCCTTGTTTGTGAGCCTATCAAGTCAAATTGATGGGATAAGAGATGCAGTCAGCAAGAAAGTTGATGCATTGGAAAAGTCTGTTAATGATAGACTAAATAATGTGTTAAAGGATATGGCAAAGGTCGAGAAATTCTATAAACAGAGTTTCTATAAAGCAATAGATGAGAATGTTGCACCTGAAGGTATCCAGCAATTACCGCTTTCTAAACAAATAGAAGCTGGTAAAATCAGATTTAGAAATAAATAAGAGGGATAGAAGATGACAAAACTAGATTTTGCAAAAGCCTATGTAGGTAGTGCAGGGCTCCCAGAGGACATGGTATTATCCGATGGTATGAGTAACTATGATGTAAGAAAATCAATCGCAGAAGAAGTGATAGAAGGAGGGTTTACTATTAGAAAAGCCCTTACAACTACGCTTTCTACATATTCGGCAGGAACATTGCCTGTCTTGATTCCAGTATATGTAGACCCTGAGATTGTTGATTTAACAAGGAGAGCAACGCCATTAGTTGAGCTTATTCCTAGAGTAACTAACTATGGTAAGACTGCAGATTATAACCAACTAACCAAAATATCAACAGCACAAGCTCTTGGTGAAGATGCGTCTCTAACAGAGCAGAATGACAGCTATACCCGAAGAAGTGTAGCAATTAAATATCTATATTCTGTTGGTAGAGTAACTGGACCAATGTTTGCAGCGAGCAAGCAATATCTTGCAAGTGGTGGTTATGTAGATGCCTTGTCTTTAGAAGTTAAGAACAAAACGCTTGCTTTAAAGAGACTAGAAGAAGCGATGATTTTATTGGGCGACTCCAAAACTGATTGGACAGAGCCAGTTAATAGCACTTCTATTTTAGCTGCGAACTCATTTGATGGATTGTGGAACTACATATCAGACAACAACTCTTGCACGCTAGGCGGTAGTGCTAGTTATACAACTGATTTAGCAGGAGCAAGCCTTTCAATAGCTAACATAAGAACAGGTATAAGAACTGCAAGAACTGCTGGTGGAGAGCCTAATTTAATTGTTTGCGATTATGCAACTTATGACCACATCAAGTCACTGATACAGGACCAATTAAGGTATGTCTCAACCCAGACAATTGCGTGGGGGATTACAACCGTTTCATTTGAAGGAATCCCAATCATAGCAAGCAGGTTCTTAGATGTTGATGCAGGAACAGGCTCAGGAGTGCCTGGAGATGCAAGGAGTCTCTTTATACTCGATACTAATGTGATTGAGATGAGAGTGCTTCAAGACGTATCTTATGAAGAGCTAGCAAAGACAAATGACTCTGTTAAATTCATGGTAAAATGCTATGAAACGCTAGTTGTAAAAGCTCCACAGTTTAATCATATTATATATGATATAGGAGCGTAAGGAGGTAGAAAAAAATGACCGCAATAACACAAGGAACGGATTATGAAGTAATTGATGCTGGCGTAGGTGGAATGGCTATAAAGACTCTCTTGGTTAGAACAATCAACACAGTAGATGCCACCAATACCCTTACTGTTACCTTAGCTAATTATGGTATTGCACCAACAGGGCTTATTGGCGTGATTGGATTTAAGCATACTACGGATAACTCTGTAATGGTTCAGGAACAGCCAACCACAGCAGTATCATCTGGTGTTTTAACTATTACTGTGCCCGCTGGAACAGATGATGACTCAAGGTTCTATCTTATTTTTGGGATAGCTAATAAATCCGCAGCAGCATCAAGCCTGTAAACAATTGATTTTTTTTTATTTTTTTATTAATTTCCAGTGTTGTTAGTCACTTTAAAAACTAGACCTGCAATACGGCAGGAGAAAAAGAATGGAGGAAAACTAAAATGGCATTAGGATTAAGAGGAAGTGTGGGCGTTGCAGCACCACCTTATACATCGGGGCCATATTTATGGGACCAAGCATTAGGATTTGGAGGTAGTATAAGCTCAGGGGTTATAACGGGCTCATCAACAACTGCTGTATCAACTTCAACTGCTAATACAAGACTATTTAATGTATATTTGAACTCAACAGCAACATCTGGTGATGCAAGAGCTGAATATGCAAGACTTTGGATTTCTGGTGCAGCAGGAGGTGGAGAAGCATTAAGGGCTTTCACTACAATCAATGGTGTAGCAGGAGGCACTGCTCACGGTGCTCATATCTCTTTAAACTTTGTAAGCACAAGTGGTTCTGGCTCATTAAGTGGACTTGGAGTTGCTATGAGAGGAACATTGCATATCCCTAATGATGCGAGTTTCACAAGCGGGACTTTGGCGGCAATAATGGCAGAGATATATGCGGATGGAAGTTCATCTGATACTGGTGGATGCACAGAAGTCTCTTTTTTAAGAGTAGTTAATGGTGGAGATGCAACAGGTGGTGCTGATACTGATGATGATGCTTTCCTAATTTCGGCACAAGGATTCACTGTGGGTGCAGGAAATCTCTTCGCAGCTAAAACAAGTGCCGCAGTATCACACACAGCCCGAATTAAGATAGGTGATACAACCTATTACTTAATGTTAAGCGATACACAATAAATATATTTAATTTTTTTATTTTTTTTTTCAGATTATGCCAAGAGGTAAAAAATGAAACAAATCAAAATTCATAGCTGGAAGGCAAAGACACCAGATAACAAAGAGATAGAAGAGAACACTCTAAGTATGTTTTCAATTATACTCTCTAATAAGAAACCAGAAGAGCTTCCTAGAGGGTTGGATATGTTTAGGTTATTTTCAAGACTCGCAACTGCTTTTGACAATGCTGAAAAAGATAAACTTCTTGTCTTAGAAGATTCAGATTACTTATTTTTAAAGAAATTACTTGAATCAGATTTGCTTTCAACGTGGGGTATGAATCAAGACATTGTTAAAGCAGTTGATTTGTTCATGAACGCTAAATAATTAAATGGAGGATAAAAATGCCAAAAAAGAAAGAAATTAAAAATAAATCAATTATTAAACCTGCGGTTGAAAAAACAGCGACTAATACAGTATCAATTTCTTTAGAATTTGCAGAGTTGCCAATACTACAAAAGATACTTGAAATTGCAAAATCTGGAATTCCCGATTCGAGTATAGTGTTGCTTGCAGATAAAATAAAAGCACAACTAAACAGAGGGAAATAAAATGGCAATCACACCCACAATAGCAGTTTATGACTTGGATATTCAAGACCCTGATACTGATGCTGCAGCACTAAAGGTATGGGAAGACTCTTTGACCATTACAACTTTTTATGGTTGGAGCATGGCACCGATATCTAACAGCAAGATGAGATACACAATAGTTTATGAATGATGAAAAAGTTAAACTTTGAAAATGGCGAAGCTAGAGGAATTAAAAGTAATGGAGCAACCCACAGAAACTCCAAACGCAATAAAAACAAAAAGAAACCAAGTAAAATCAGAGCAGTATTTCAAAAATTACTTGAATTCAAATAGCACAATGGTTATGTAGATGAAAGACAAGATATACACTGAAAAAGAAGCGTATGCATTACTATACCATGAGCAAAAGGCTTTATTAGACTTGAGAGGTATAAAATACAAATCCAATATTAAAGAAAATGAACTAGTTAGATTAATTATGGAATCTAACCCGAAAAAGCCAGTAGTTCAAGATGAATTCATCTTGAAAATTAAAAAAGAGGATTTCAAAAAGCTAAACCAAATTTTAGAAATTGCGAGTTCGGGATTTCCTGATACAAATCTCCAAAACTTTATAATTCAGATTCGGAAGCAAATAAAACAATAAGAGATAATACATATGAAAAGAATAATAATACTCGGTTTGATGTTGGTTCTGTTAGTTTCACTCATTTACGCTATTCCATTTACCCCGCAGGGGAATATTGATTTGAAAAATTATTTCAATATGACTAATCTTAATTATTTTGATGCGTTTATGATGTTGGGCAATATTGATTTGAACGGATATGATATTGTAAATGCAACTAATATTTCTACAACAAATATTAATGCATCAAACTTTTATGATAATGGAATCGATATTTCCGCAATATATGTAGAGCAATCAGGCGACCAAATGACTGGCAATTTAACATTTAGCTCGGGTGTAGGCGTGAATGCAAGTTATATTCTTAATGAACCTTGGATAAATGAAGCTCAAGAAAGCAGTCTTAATGTTAATTCTTCTAATTATTGGGATAGTTTTGGTGTAGCGAGCGATTTAAATAATCTGATAACTTTGCACTGGAATAATATTACTAACAAGTTTATTGAAAGTATTGCTGGCAATTACTTGTTTATGAACGGTGCAGAGCTGAATTTTAATGAGACCTTATTAAATAATAATTTCATTTTTAGAACTGAAGAGAATGACTTGAATGTTAATAGTAGTGATTATTGGGATAGTTTAGATAGTGAAAGTGATTTAACTCCAAGTAACTTCTTGACTGCGGGTGATTATCTGTTTTATGCTGGAGATGTTATAAAGGTTAACAATTCTGCAATATTAGGAAGTGCTAATGATTTAGACGCTTCAGGAGATGTTATTAATGATAGCCATTTTCATAGCAATTCAACAATAACAAGTGTGGATTGGACTAAATTACAGACTTATCCAGTAGCTTGTCCAGCTGATACTTATTTGACGCAATTAGGCGATTCAATAACTTGCACAGGTATTAGTGATATTTATTTATTAAATACAGGAGACACTGCAACAGGAGATTACGTCATTACAGGAGAAATTAATGCAACTTCATTTTATCAAAATGGAATAAAAGTAGTGGATGATAGCACGGGATTATCTGCTCTAACTTCTGGAGAGATTGACCAGTTGGAGAATATCGGAACTACCACAATCTCAGCAACACAATGGGGATACTTAGGCGGGCAAGACCAAGCGGTAGCAACTACAGATGCTCCAACATTCGCAGGATTAACCATGACAGATGCTATCACAGGATTAAATAATACGATTAATGCAAACTCCTTACAACAAAACTTAACAGGGTTCTGGGGTTTTGAGTATGGTTCAGGCGGAACTGCTTACGATAGTAGTAGAGAAGGGAACGACGGAACACTAACGAATATGGATAATTCTACTTGTTGGGTGGCAGGGAAAGATGGGACTGCTTTACAGTTTGATGGTGTTGATGATTATGTTGAGGGAAATGGTTTAGATTTTTCTACTTCAGGTATGACTATTTCAGCTTGGTTGTATGCTCCTGTAGGAACTAACACTCAGAATATGATGATGGTCCAAATAAAAGAAGCAACAGGAGAAGGGTTAGAATTTTATGGGTATTATGAAGATTATGTTGCATTGAGATGGAGATTCGATGATGGAAGTAGTGGAAGAATAGGTTGTAGTTGGAGTGAAGGAGAATGGAGTATGTTTACAGGTGTTTTTAATGGCACACATATGATATTATATAGAAATGGTGTAGAATGTAGTTCTTATTTTACAGGAACAAACACAATTACATTAAATCCTTCTGATGTTTGGAATATTGGTAGGAATAATTATGGTGGTGGACAAAATTATTTCAACGGCTCAATAGACGATGTCAGAATTTACAATAGAGCGTTATCCGAAGAAGAAATCCGAGCATTATATCTTGGGCTTGGAAGCCAACCGACAGGGCATTTAAGTTTAAAATAAGGTGATTAAAAATGGCAGATGTTCAAAGTATAGGAATTAGCAGTTTAATTTCGATTGGTTTAATTGCTCTTGCGTTAATAACACCAAACTTTTTTGAAACTGCTAAGTATTATTGTGAGACTGAGAGCAGTATTATGGAATGTCCTGGCGGGGTTTCTGGTGGTTCTGCAACCAGATGTTACCTTAATACTGAGAAAAGCTCTTGGGATTACTGTAGTAGTGGTTGGGTTCAAATTACAGATGATAGACCTATTCAAGATAATGGCACAAACCCTCAACCAATGGTGGGAAATAAAGTATGGTTATGTGATATTGAGAGGTGTGTCCCGATATGACACTTACCACGGAAACTAAACGGGGCAGTGATTGTTCGGGTTCAAATGGTGAAACAAATCGAGTTTTAACGCTCGCAAATACACAACTGACTCAATCTGGTGGGTTTAATGTTTTTGTGAATGGTTTAAATCTGGTGCCTACTACTGAATATGTAGTGACACATTCAGATTCAGCTTCAACTATTAAATTCCTTAATATTGTATGGGATACAGATTATATAGTAGTGGTTTATTTAGAGCAAGGTTCAATTATTACAAGTAATTATTGCTCAGCAACTGATGTATATAATCGCTCAGGGTTATCTACTACTGAGATTGCGAGTTCAGTTGTTGATATTATGATATCTGATGCAGAAGCCGAGCTTGAAGCTATCGCAGGTAGGAAATTTACTGATGCTAATGAATTAACTGAATTTTTATCAATAAAAGACAAAGACCTTGTTGGGAACTATCAATCAAGCTTTATTGTGTCTCATTATCCTATACAAAGCATTACAGAATGTAAAATCCTTGATGCTAATGGGAATGCTACTACTACGTTTGATACATTATCTTCTGATGACATACTTGCAGGAACTTATGAGAGTGATGATTATTGGTTAGAAGTGGCGAATGATACAATCACAAATACCATAAAACCAACAGGCAGGATTATATTGAAAACTCAAACCCTTCCAGAAGGCACAAACAACTTAAAGATAACTTATACTTATGGTTATTCGACAGTGCCGAATATTATCACAGATTTGGTGGCGTGCATGGCTGGGTTGAGGGCTTGGGTGTATGTTTTAGGTGGCAATTATGACGGTGCTAACAATTATAGCTTATCTGAATTTTCACTAAATGTTGGCGACTTATTTGCAAGAGGCAAGCAAAATATGGAATTCCTTAAGACAAGGATTGATAGCCTTTTAGATAGAGTAGGCATAAAACAAAGAACTTTATTTTTTGCGACTGGCTCTGATAGATGATGGCAATTTGCGAGATATGTAAGAAGAGAAGAGCAACCCAAAAACTTGAGGTTTGCGATTATTGTTATAATGAGATAGTTTTAGAAAAAGAACTCCAAGAGGAACAGAAAAATGACAAATTACAGTCTGGCGACTAAAGCATTGGCAGATTTTAATGCTTTTATGGATAAGTATGGTTCTACATTTACTGTTACCCGACTTACCGAGACTACTGATTCTATGGGCACGGTTAGCTCAATATCAGAGTCTGAATTTTCTGTTATAGGTGTAATTCAAGATATATCATATAAAGACCGAATAGTGCATGATATGGGTTTAGCTGTGCCCGGAAATCGGAAGTTTTTTTGTAAAGTTTTAGCTACTGATGGAACTAATGAAGTAAAAGAAGGGGACTTAATAACAGATGCAAATGGTGTTCAATGGAAAGTAACCAACATAATTAAACAGCCATATGTTAAAGATACTCAGATTTACAAATATTGTATAATTAAGAGCATAACATTAGAGGGTTCATAATGAATATAGAGTTTTCAGTTGAAATAAAAGAGAAATTAGAAAGTGAGGACGCTATTGAAAGAATGAAAAGAGCACTTTATTTATCAATGGTAAAAATGAAAGAGCTGGCGATAAGAAATGCTCCAGTAGATTTGGGTTTCCTCAAAAATAGTATTACTTTATATCCGAACTCTAAAAATTCAGATACGTATTACTTAGAAGATGGTGTATCTTATGGCATTCATTTAGAATATGGAACAAGTCCTCACTGGGTGCCAATTAAACCATTAATAGAATGGGCTAAACGTCACGGTGGAGATGAGAGCTTTGGATATGCAATAAGGGGTAAAATTGCAAAGCACGGAACTAATGCACACCCTTTTTTCAGACCTGCATATTATGCGGTTAAGGATATGTGGATGCCGAAGTATATAGAAAAATGTTTGGAGGTAGAAAATGTCTGATTTTTTACTAGCAAAATATATTTTAGTAGATTTTTTACGGAAAAATCTTACTGACCCTAGAGTAAGGGCTGAGGCAACAGGCTCAGATACATTTACAGCCACAGCAAGCCAAACAGATTTTACATTGACCCCCGCTTCAGGCACAATGTCTTGTATCACAAGTGTAACTGTCAACGGAGCAACTAAAGTAAAATGGCAGGATTATTGGGTTGATTTCAGAAATCAACAGGTTAAATTTTTTACGGGTTTGACGGTTGATGATGCTGTTATTATTAATTATAAGTATGGCACTTCAAATTGGATATACTGGGACAAACCCCGAACTGATTTATCAAGCACAAGTTTTCCAAGAATTAATATTTTAACTGTTGGTGGTTCAGGACAAAGATTAGGTAATCATGATGCTCCTGTTCAAGCCACAATGCATTACCAAATTGATATTTGGGCTAAAGAAGGCAAGACCGACCAATCATTCACAATCTCTAGCAGAACATATATGGGTGAAGAGTTAGCAGAATATATTGCGACAAAAATAACTGAAGCATTTGAAGATAGCGAGAGTGAGTTATTTCCTGCATTGTTTGATTTTAATGTAATCCAGATGCCTAGAGATTTACCTTTCGATGAAACTTACCAATGCTTTCATAAAGTAATAGAAGTTGAATTAAAAGGGATAAACTTAAATCGAGTAAATTAATAAAAGGAGATGAAATAAAATGTCTTTCAATGAGTATCTAATTGGAAAGAGAGAACAAATAAGCTGGGGCGATGAGACTACGTATGGAACTAGTGTAACGCC